TTTATCCTATTGATTCTTTTAAATTGTTAAGTTTTACTATTTGTGAATTTACATTTTCTGAATCAAAATATGTATTTAATAATTTATCTTTTACCTTCAATAATTTATCTTTAAGTTCTAAATCAGAAGATTCATTTAGTTTGATATCTATAGTATTAATACAATTTCTTTTTATATTTTCAAATAGTGACTCTTTTTCTTTATTAGTACCATTTAGTACCGTTTTAATCAATTCTTTTTCTGATTCTGTTATATCAGAATATTTTGAATTAAATTTAGTCACTAATAAATTTGTCAAAACACTTGGTGGGATGTTAACAGTTTCGTTAATAGTTTCTTCCTCATTATTCTTCTCTAACATAACTTTAACCATATTATTAATAGTTTCATTAATTTTTTTAATGTTAGATGGTGTCTTTTCAGTATTAACTAAATAATTTACATTTTGATAAAATGAATCATTTTCTTTAATAATGTTAGTACCTTTAAGTAATTTAGAAAAATATGTATTCCCCTTTTGAATATGATTCTTATTCAAATTCTTAAGTAACTCAATATTTTCTTTTATGAATTCCTTAGCCTCTATACTATCATCAAATTTAACATTTTGTAAATTATTATAGATAAGGTATTGATTCTTTAGTGTTTTATTCTCTTTAATTGTTTTTAAAAATTTACTAAATAGTTTTTTACCACTATCATCTTTTTTAATTAAAGATTCTATCATTAAATTTTTAAACGTATCTTTTATATTACCAAAATTTTCCATGTATATGTTTTATATTATAAATATTAAACTTTTATAAAAAAAATTATTTTGTTAATTTATCTATTTCTTTAGTGATTTCACTTATCTTAGAATTAAGTACTTCTGTACCATCATCGAAAGAATCTAAATTATATACGTTTTCATTTTTTTCTAAACTTTCAGTTAATCTCCTTAAGTATATACCTTGATATCTCTTAGTTTTTTCTTCGAATTTTCTTTTAGTTTCCTCCATCAATAGATTACCATCTTTCCTAAAAGATTCTGTAGCGGCTGCTGGTTCTGCTGCTGGTTCTGCCGCTGGTTCCGCACCCATATCACCTGCAGGTTCCATTCCACCACCTGTGTCTCCACCAGCACCTGCTTCGGCTTCTCCCGCACCACTAAGTAATGCATCGAAATCTCCGTATAATTTATCCACCCTATCAAAGATACCTGTTTTCTTAATTACTTCTGCAGTTTGTTCCATTTCTGCGGCTGCCGCTTTTTCTAATCTTTGTTGTTCTAAATCATTTCTAATTTCTTCATCAGACATACCTAAAATCTCCTTTTTTGCTCTAGTCATTGACATAGCACCAAAACCATTTCCTGCGTCAGCAACTGCATCTTTATATAGAGTAACCTTCAATTGAGTCTGTTCCACTTTCAACATCTCTGCCTGTGTTGAAGGGTTATTAAGTGATAATGAGAAATTTTCTAATTCATCCTCTAACCCTAAAATATATAAGTGAATAATTGCAATTTTATTCAACTCTTGCAACATCGCTTGTTGAATTCTATTTATTGTTCTGGCGAATCTAATGTCTTGTAGTGCTAAATTTTTTCCGTCACCATTAGCCTCTTCAAAACCTAAAAATGGTTTTGGTACTCTTAATGCAGTAAATAATTTTTTCTGTAGATATTGGATATCTGCAATCTCAGATAAATTAGTTGCCCCCGCCAAAGTATCTATTGGGCTAGGTGCGTTAGGATCTCTAACTGGGATAAAATAATCCTGATCCTGGGCCATTTGGTTATATCTAGTATCTATTTGTCCAGTGTTTTGATCAATAACAGGACTCCTTTTAAAGTTATCTGCGATTTTGTTAACATATGCAGGTACATCTTTCTCATCGATGTTACCAACATAAATTTTAAATATCCTTCTTTCTGGTGCTCTAGTAACACGATAAATTAACATCGCATCCTCTGATAATAATAACTGTTTCCAAATTCTTCTAGCCTTTTCTAACATTGAAGTTCCGTATGGTAATCTTCTATCGTCACCTAATAATCTAAAGTGTGCGATTTGCCAAGCATTAAATTCAACATCTCTCTGACCCCAAACAAATTTAACAGGGTTAAATCTATCCTCACTCGCAATACTGGAGTTATTACCAAACCCTTCGTTTTCTTTTCTACTTATTTCTATGTTAGGTAATTGTTTTACACCTGTAATACCTTCATCACTATCAATATTTAAGAACAAAAAGTTATCACCGTATTTACAAGTATTTCTAGTCCACATTGGTAATGATGTATGAATATCTAATCTATTAAAAAATAAATCCTCTAATATTCTTCTAACTCTTCTACTTTCAGAAAATATATTTAAAACTTTATTATCTGAATTTAATGTAGTAGATTCTTCCATCATAATGTCTAATGCGGCAGCAATTTCTGGAAAAAATTCCATACCCTCAAAATCTGCGTATGATGCCAATCTAGTTGTTTCATAATAAATGGAATGTTGATAGATTTCATTATCAACCTTTTGCCACATATTTGATAGGTACGCATCTTGTTGTCTTTTTAGTTTTTCAAACTCATAGTCTTCTTTAGACTTTGTTTTTAATAATTCCTTATCATTTATGGAGTATCTAGATTTATTTTGTGCCCTTTTTACTTCTGGTCCAAATAAATCATTTAACTGTTGAAATATCGTTTTTCTTGTTGCCATTTTTGTGTATATACTTTATTACTATTATAATAAATATCAAAAAAAATTAAATACTATTTAATACCGAATAACCAATTGTACTCACCATTATCATTATTACCACTTTTATTACTTTGTTTTGGGTGGTATGTGGGTGTATTAGTATAAAATGGATTTGTATATTTTTGTTCAGATAATGTAGGTACTGTATTTTTATTTGATACATTAACCCAACTATCTAACATCGCCTTAGTTTGTTTCTCAACCTGTTCTAACTTTTTAAATGATGTCTGTACAATAAAAATACACATCGCATATGCCATAATAATATCATCATGATAACCCTCCATATGGTCAGGCCTACCATTTTTATAAACAAAAGTTCTTAATTCTGATATTAATCTTTGTGAACGGATTATTGTTTTATTTTCTCTAATATGTTCCTCTAATTCAGAAACCAATTGTAACCTAGTATTCCCAACATTAAAACCAGGAACTTTATCACCTTCAGTGTATTTTGTTTTTGCGTATTTTTCAGATAATTTCCTACTTTTTGGATCATCATAATGTAAAAATTTGTAATCCATTTCTAAAAGTTTCAGAACTGTAGCAACTCCCATCCCACCAGTTATATCTACAATTGTGTAGGCATTATACATGTTACCGTATTTATAAACGATTTCTGCTAACATATCGGGTGGTAGTTTATATCTAAATTCTGCAACTTCCTCTAAACCGTCAAAATCTAATATAACAATAGTTGAACTATCTTTACCATCACCCCTACTGACATCTACACCCATAATGTATTTATGTCCAACCTCAGGTTTTTTCCATATCCACATTGCTTTCTCCGCTTCGGCAGAAAATTCTGGATCTTTAACATAATTTTCCTCATGATATGAAATAAATTCATCGTCAATAACGTTACCCCCTGAACCTATAAATGATACATCTAATTCTTGTGCTATTTTTTTTGCATCACCCATATCCGCAGCCATCTCTTCATACCAAGGGGATAATGGTTTCCAACCATCTTTAACCATTACTTCATAATACTCTATTGTCGATTCATCTGTTTCGTAAATATTTTCTAAATATTCCCACCTAAGTCTTGTTCTACCAATTGTTTCACACTTAATTTCTTCTTGTTTTTCATCACCCCTAACCCAATATAAACCTCTATTGTATCTTATATCCTGATACCATTTCATTTCAACAACATTAAAGTTATTTTCACCAGTTTTGGATTTATCATAAGTTTTATAATATAAAGGATCCATACCGTTTGGTGTAGATATTAACGCTATTTTACCACCCGTACCTAATGACGCTAAAGCCGCACCAAAAACCTCAGCACCGTTATCGATAAAGGCTGCCTCGTCCATCACTAAGAATGTAGGTGTAAAACCCCTTAATGCATCTTTAGAAGTTGCAAGTGCCCTAATTTCACAACCATTAGATTTTAATTTTAAGTGTCCTTTAGAATTTACTTCTAAATAATCCGAACCTTCATCTAATCCCCAAACCCAATATGGTATCTGATCTAAAAATTCTTTTATTTTTTTTAAAAATTCTTGTGCCAATGTCTGTTTGTTGGCAAGTATCAAAATCTTATGTGGATTATCTGGATCACCAAATGCGGTTTTTATTGCGATATAAGCCGCAGTTGTGGTTGACACACCAGCCTGTCTCGGTTTTGTAACTAAATTACGGTTATATTTTTCATATGACTTAATTATTTCTTTTTGTTTATAAAATAATTTAAAGGGTACCATACCCTCTTGTGTTAAGTCAAATGTTTTAAGAAATGTCTCAATACCGTAAATTGGGTCACCTAAACAACGTGCAAATATTTGTAATTGTTCTGCTCTATTCATAATTTTTAAAACGCTACTACTCTACCCTCTTCCCAATCCTTATAGTTTGGACCTAATTCGTATGATATATTATTACCACCACCTACTTTTTGTATGATTCCTGATTGATTTGCTGCTGACCAAAAAGTGGATAGTTGTCCACCACTATCAGTTTGTCCAATATAATTTAAAAACCCTCTTTTAGTTTTTTTTGGTAATTCTGGTTTATCTTTTATATAATTTATTAAATCTCTAATTCTAGATTCGTCACCTTTTTGGAAGGTAAATCCTTTATGTTTTGGTATAATTGTTAATCCATTTTTTTCTGCAAAATCTTTAACTAATGGTACTATATTTTTTATTCTATTTTCACCCATCTTATCTTTTATGATTGATAATTGTTTGATTGCATCAGTAGGGTTATAATTTTTAAATAGATATTCAACCACATCGTAAAGTAATCCGTCTATAGTCTCACCTAAAATAACGTTTTCATATCTCCAAGGAAATTTTCTTTCTAAGAATAATAATTGTTTTATTTTTTCTAACGGAGTATTTTTACTATTTAAAATTTTATTCGTTTCCTTTTCACTGATTAAA